TACAGTAAGATCATCTCCAACAGATAAATCTGCACCTAATGTTGCATTACCACTAGCATCTAAAAACACAGTCTTTGATGCTGGTAATGTACAGAATATAGTTTTGGTTCCTGCACTAAAGTCTACTGCATTATCACTATTAGAACTGCTAATAACTGTGGTTCTTGCAAGTGTAGAAGAGTCACTACTTAACGTACCTAAACCAACCTCAAACTCTGCCGAACCTGGTAATGTTACTGCATAGTATGTTGTGTTAGAATTACCAACTCCAGTGCCAAAGGTTTCAAAACCAGTAACAGCTCCAGCTAAAGTAAATGTGCCCGTACCAGTTGTAGTGGTAGTTTCTTTTACTCTATCGTTTAATACCAATGCCATTATTTAAGCTCTATCGTTAAGTTGTTTGCATTTATTCTAAATATATCACCACTTGCTATTGTCTTACTTGCATCTAACGCACCTATAAATAAAACATTACCACCAGATCCCACAACATCTAAACTAGCGGTTGCGTGAGTTGCTACAAAGACATGAGTGATTGTATTGTTAGTCCCACCAGAGGCTGCAAATTCTATGTTAGCGGCATTTTTTATTGTCTGTGTATCTGCTGATTCAGCAGTTAATGTCCAGTTAGAAGCAGTAACCTGCACTCTTGCATAATTTGTAAATGTAGCTTCTGTTATTGTTGGGTCACCAGACTCTCCAGTTGAGTCATTAAAATTAGATACTGCCGTTGCTAGTCCAACATAAATGCTATCACCTGGTGAACTAAACGATGCGGCATTGTTTTTGAAAATAAAACTTAAAAGTCTATTTTCTAAAAAGGTGGTTGCTGCATTTGCTGTTGCCATTTTCTACTCCTATGTTCTCGGTCTTGATGGTAGACCAACTCTATATCCATCTGTATTTTCTCTTGCTTCACCCAAATCTTTTAGTCTTTCTAAATATTGTGCATACAGTCCATTATAGTTTTGTAACACATCTGGCTCTCCTTTCATAAAACTATATGCCTCTACAAGAGAACCATAGAGTAATGCAAAAGGTGCGTTTGTGCTTAACCAAGTTGTACCACCATCTGCACCTGCGGTCAAACTCGTAGGTCTATAGAAATAGTGTAACTCGATGGTATATGCACTATTTGGTGTGGGTGCTAATATAAAATTATTTTCATCAAATCTAGCATAATATTTAGGTAATCCAGTTGTTGAAGCAGCAGGTGTATATTCTCTTAAAAAGTTTACATCCTTTTGCAGAAGAAAACTTTCTGATCCAGACGTTGTAATCTGTAATGAAAATGATGCCAAATAATCTGAAGGCACTGTTAAAAACTGATCTGAAGAGGTTAATGTGCTCGTTACATTTTTTCTAAAATAATCAAAGTCTACACTTTTTAATATTTTTTCTTCTGCTGCTTTTACAAAGTTAGGAATGTTATTTACAAATGTGGTCTCACTATTATCTGTGTAGTCTTGTATTGCTGTGGTTAATGTTGCTTTTGTAAAACTCATTTATGTCCCCAATGTTACAGGCCCCGCAGTAGCAGAACCTCCACCACCCTTTGTATTCCCTATTGTAGCAGTTCCACTACTTGCAGTAAATGTATAAGTATCGTCAGTAACTTTTGTAATAGAATAACCTGATGAATTATTTAAAACAGTGGCAGTAAATCCATCAAATCCTAACGCATCTCTAAAACGAACTGTGTCACTTGTTGATCTACCATGTGACGGTTCTATAACTGTTATAATTGCACTACCAGAACTACCAGATAAAAAAGGATTTAATCCAAGAATATTCTCCACCGTCACTTCAGTTCTACTATCTGGTCTTGGTTCATACAATGCTGTTGGATCTGGACCTGGGTAGTTTGGTTCTAACTGTGGATGTTTTGGCTCATATTCATCTTTACCCACTTTAAGACCATTCCATTCTTTTATCATATCACGAAGACGATAACGAAATCCAGAACGGTCTGAATAACCCCATGCCTTTTTGCCACTTGCGTACCTAGCCATTAGTACCTCAAGTATGATATATTCGGTGTTAATTTAAGTGGTGTGCTATTTGCATCTTCTGCGGCAGCCCTTTGAAACTCTTCTTCATACACAGCTTTTAGTATTTGTATTCTATCTGGTGCTTTTTTCATTGATATATAATAAGCAAGTCCAGCCGCCATACATGGTAAAAACCTAAAAGGTGCATCGGTTGTGTTAACCAAAGCATCTGCATCTTGTATTCTTCTTACATAGTAATATACAAGAGTGTAAGATGTATCTGGTGTTGACCACAATGTAATCGTGGGAGTTGTTTGTCTATCAAAGAAATACTGACTTGGTTGTCCAGTATTACCTTTGTTAGGTATTCTTAAATACTCACCACGACTCATTTGCGTTAGAGTAAAATCAACGCTACTACTATTTCTTAAAACAACTTCTAATAAATCTACAAACTCACTATCTAATGTGTATGTAGCAGTGCCAGAGGTTACTGCTTTTGTTTCTTGTGTTACAGTCCACAGATTAAGTCCTCTATTTGCCCAATCAGCAAACATAAGATTTAGAGAACGTCTAGCGGTTCTGGCATCATAGCCAGTTCTCAACTCTAGTCCACACCTCTCATAGGCTTCTTCTATAAGTTCTCCTACGTCTAAATCGAAGTCTCTTGAGTTTGAAGTTGCCATTATTTCTTTTTCCTTCTCAATGCTTTAACTCTTCTTGGCTTACCTGCTGGCTGCCCTAATCTCTTCTTCTGTGCTATCCTACTACTTTTTTCTTTGGCTGTCATCTCTGATGCTGTTTTTGGAGTTTTCTTAGAAATACGTTTTGTTGGTCTACAGTAAGGTGTTCCTCTTTTTTCACCTTTTTGACGACCACAAGGTTTACCAGTTCTCTGATCTTTCCAATCTTCTTTGAACCAACGCTTAAGTGCTAAACCCGCTTTTGTCTTTCGAACCGCCATTACGAATACTTTGTTTTCTTTCTTCTGTTAGACATTATGGCTCCACAGCCTCTAGCTATATTTTTGTTACTTGACTTGCGTTTAGTCATTCTAACAACTTTGCCTTCTTTGGCTTTCATTGATTGCTCTCTGTCTACCTTTTTAATTGCAGCCATGAGACCACCCTCAGCTTTCTTTTTCTTTTTACCACCAGTTCCGTAGTTGGCTGCACCAACTTTTCTACACTTTGCAATGGCTCCTGAAGCATAAGCTGATGGAAAAACCTTATATCTAGCTTTTACTTTATGGTAACATGCGTCTTTAGGCATAATATCTCCTTTTCTTTATTTTCCAACAAGTGCAAAAAAATTCTTTTTTCTTACATTTGTGACATACTTTAATTGGTTCACCCCTTACGACTTCTCCTTTTTTTAGAGGCACAATGTGCTCTTTCAGAAAATCCTTTAGGTCGTTTACAATCGATCCGCCTCTTCCTAGCACTACTCCACTTTGAGGAGCGTTTTCCAGGAGATTTTGTTATCTGTTTTGATATCGATCCCCGCGAGATTGTCATCCTCACCCTTTCTTCTCATAAAATCTGCCCACAATACTGTTATCATTTCGTTGTTTTCTTTAACTTTTATCTCAGTAATTGCAGTTCTTTTGTCTACATTAATTAATGTTAAGCATATCCATGCCATCGCTCCAGTCGCTGAAGTCACAATAACACCTGTAATTATCTGTTTTATGTTTAACATTTCCATCTTCTTCTTGCTTGTCTTAACCTACTATTAGGATTTTTAGCTGCTTTAGGGAACTTTTTCATCTGACCTGCACTTCTTGCACAGAATGATTTTCTTCTTTTTGCAGCTTTACTCCCAGCTTTAACTTTACCAGTAACGGCAGTTTTTAATTTACTGCCTGGATTTTCTCTTCGATAACGAGCAACCCCAGCCTTTGTCATTCCCGCCCCAGACTTAGTAGAGCGAAAATACTTTTTGGTCTTAGGAGGTTGCTTGTCTCTTGTTCTAGCCATTACGATAAGAATATAGTGAGCTTATTACCGCTGCCAGTGAAAGCAGATAGATATGCACCACTCTCTGCTAATATACCATTGTCTGGAATATTAAGAGTATGTAATCCAGTTGGAAAACTTTGCACTATTAAGTTACTTCCACCATTACCATCTGTTATGGTAAGAGCACCTGCAGAATTACCGAACACTACTATTTGTCTTATTCTTGATCTTGTAGGTCCTATGATAGCAGCGGCATCTCCTTGATCTACATTAAA